TTCGCCATCTCGTTGGAGTCACCCTGCGGTTGTCCCTCCCCACCTTCTGGCATGGCTTCGGCTTGCTCGCGCTGTAGCTTCTGAACTTGTTTAGATGTGTTGTTAATCATTTCTTCTGTAAACTGAAGAACCTGATTAGCGTCCGCGATTAGCGGCTGGGCAGTTGGGTCACCAGCGAGGGCTTGGATAGTCTCACCTATGTGCTGGTAGAAAGCCTGCAACGCTGGCAAAGCCTGCATCGGGTCTGCCGCCCCAGTATTTAATTGTTCGATTAACTGAGAAAGGACGGAGGTATGCTCCATCAAATGTGTGCCGTGAATCTCGTTTGATACAACGGGGACACTCTTGCCTTCCATCAGTTCTTGGTTTTCAAAGAAAGCGATTTTGCTATCCACAGTTGGGCGTGCTTCTTCCGCTTGTGGTGCATAGCGGTCAGCGAGATCGTGACCTACGCGAGTTGAGACAATGTCGCGTGTGAGGTTCCTGCGCCCGACCTCATCGAACGAACCACTTATTGCCTGCAACTCGCGTAGTGCTACGAGTCGATTGGCATACGAACCATTGCCAATAGACCTGACGGCTCTGGTGCGTGCCGTGTCTAGCGATTTGATAAAAGACTCAGGGACACCGCGAAGCATACAGCGGTTGTAGAAATCTTTAATAGCGGGGTCGTTCTTCTTGCTCGTCACGATACGACGAACAACTTCACGAAGCAGGCGGTTCCAGCTTGCGTAGAAAAGGTTAAGGCTTGCTCCAGACAAGCGGGTGCTAACATCCATGTCAGCCACAACCTGCATCTGGTTCCTGTATGGTGAACTCTGCTGGGAGCCATATGTGCTGACCGTGTCCGTGTTCATCGCAAGTTGTTGCGATATATCCTGTAGAGCGGGGGATACGGCGGTGCTTAGATTCGGGACAGCTTTTTCAATGATGTTAACATTGGGGGATAGGACGGCGTATGCCCCGTAGTATGTGAAGCCTAACTCGTCCAGCGCACGCTGGCTATCAGGCTGGATCATCACAGCAGACCCCAACATAGCTCCGTCAATCATCTGACAACGAAGCCTGTTGGATGTCTGTATGTGGTTGAAGATACGGTGACCCAAACCCCGAACGGAGTGGTATGTGCCATTCGACCCAACACCATAGGTGAACATCACGAAAGCCTGTTCTGGTTTGTCGTATCGTGAAATCTTTTTATATAGAAATTCTTTAGGGGCGTTCTCTGCGGCGATGTAATGGGATATGGAACCATCCATCTCCCGCACCCAAAAATGCAACACACTAACCGTGGGGTTTTGGTGACCTTCATAGAGGTCGTTGTTTTTCATTTCCTGCTGAAGCCCCTCCCAATCACTGTAGTGCCGTCTTGACCGACCATCTGTGGTGGCGTTTTTGGTTATGACTCGCTTTACCTCGTCTACATCCCACCCAACCTTCTTAGCCGCTTTTTCATTTTTAATGAAACCATATAACTCATGTAGATGGTATTGCCTGCGACCAACTGCGATGTCGATCATGCTTTCAGATGCGGGTGTCTGGCGAGGTATTAGGATGTCCGAGAACCCACCTACTCGAAACCTCCACTCATCGGGAGTGTCAAAATAAGATACAGCCACACCATGTTTAATGAATGTGGTGCATAAGCGAAGGTAGTGGGAGTGGAACTCCGGCCATGAGCGGAGGAGGTGAGTTAACTCTTCCGATACGATGTCTTCCAGAGGCGTGATCTCTGAAGCCTCTCCCTCTGTCCCCTTGACATCGACAAGTTTTTCCAGAGAAGAGTAGAGGTCAACGTATGCTGAAAGCGATATATCTAGCAGGCGTTGTGCTTCCCCAAAGTTTAGGTTGGTTTTAAGACCCTGACCACTTGCGGCAAGCCTGCCAGCGTCATATGGGTTAGCCCCATCAAACATCGCATCAACACGGGCGCGGTTGCCTGATGACCCCTCATCTGCTCTGCGGAGTGTCTGGAAAATGGATACCGCGCTTTTTACATCTTTAAGCCTCGTTTGCACAGGCTTTCCTTTTTGATCAAGGTCTTGTAGACCTTCAAGGGATTTCAATTCCAATTCGTC